TATATCTCCTTAAATGAATTATGATCCATAACTGCCGACGACCTCGACTTGAATGGTGGGTGCATTCGCCGGGAAAGTTAAATCCGCGCCATCAGCGTCACAATCCGGAGCGCCCACAAAAATCTGTCGGTTAAAATTGCAAAGAGCGGTGCCATGGGGAAGAGTGGCAATGGTTTCATATTCCCTGGTCATGGGGTTTTTCCACACGGAGACTTTCCCGTTTGTCAGGAGGATGAAGTCATCGGCGGCCTCCCAGGTGCTCCCGCGAGTCAAGCCGGCGATCTTTGACGTTAAACCTCCATCCCACTCATAGATGGCACTTGAGAAGCAGACAACGATGGCCTCGTTGTAGAAAAAAATCTGCGGAAAAGGAAAAGCCTCTTTTATTGCGCTGGTGTCAAGCCGGGTGAGTTGGTCAAGGACCTGCAACACGCCGTCTCTTCCGACGGCCCCCTTGCACGTTACCAAATAAGGTCTATTCCTCGGATTACGCTTTGACGGCCTCAAACCCCCAGCAAGGTCTTTCGCTTCGATCGTTAGAGAAAAACGACCGCCTTGGCTTGTGCTTAATTTCATAGCTCACCGTTAACGTTTAACTTCGGCCTGGTTGCCACCAAAGAAGTATCCATGTTCTGCATGGTGCTGATTCGTTGCTTAATCTCAGGCACCGATTTTTCAAGAATATCGTCGTACTTCATGAGTGGGTTTTTGCCTTCTACCTTTTCTATTACCGAAGTCACCGCGTCTTTATGATTTTTAAATTCCGGGTGTTTTGCTATGAAATCACGGTTAAGCTTACCCATAGTGGCGGCATGAGCCATCATGTTGCCCACGGTTTCCGGGATCATGAGCAGAGCCTTCTCAACCGCTTTGTCAATTATTTCTTGTTTTTCTTCTTCTGAGATCATTTTAAAATCCTTTTCTTAATCGCATATTCCCGCGTCATAAGACCCATCCATATCACTATGGTAATACTGTGGTTCAGAATCGTCCCCGATGTAGTCAAGCAGATCAAACATGGCTTTATAAAATTCAGTTTCATGGTATTTCTGCTTATCAGCCATGCCGTCCACCATCTCATTGGCGAGTTCTTTCCCGACATAGTGTTTTATGAGCCTGGTTTGAAGATGTTCAGGAATTCCGTCCGGAGTGCTTGAACTTGCCGCCATATCAACCGGCTTCCGGTAGGCATAAACCGTCAGGTTTTCACTTACTGATGGAATCCCCTGGTAATAAAGGTTGCTTCCTTTAACCGCGCAGATATAGATTGACCCGCTTTCGGTCATATCCTTATCCTGCAATCGGTTTAAAAATAAATTGAATGAGTAATAATCCCCGCCACTGGGACAAGCTATTTGGTCACCAGAGGAATCAATGACCTTAAATACTTTCCGTTGGTAGGTAGCCCCGAGCGTTTTAAAGGCGGCGTCGGTAGCCGTGGCAACGGTAAGCGTGGTAAACAGATCAGGAAGAGGAGGAGAAACTTGACCGTTTGGCATACGGATACCGGCGGCAATAGCCAAAACCGCCGCATTGATCCGGTCGGTCAGTTCGACATCTGAATCGGTTTGAATGTAGTGGTTCTTTGAAATATCAAGAATTGCCGTTCTTAGCTGGAGCAGGGTTGCCATTGGCCTAAAACCTCCGTTAAAGTTTTTAAAGTAAGGGGCGGTAAACTCCCCGCCCCTAAAAGGTTAAAGGTCTAACGGCTTATAATGTTCCCCCGGCTCCTGCAACAACCGCCCCAGTGGCATCAAGAGGAACCCACCAAATATGGAACTTCATCGAGCCTCCGGCTGCCGCATTTGTGGCAATGGTGTAGCCAATGTCTTTTCCGTTGGCAACCACGAAAATAAGCCCGTTTAACTGAGTTTGAGTAAGAATTGTTCTCGTTAAAGTTGCGTCTACCCAAAGCTCCCCAGTTACCATTACTCCAGACCCAAGGGTAGAGGCCGCAATAATGCTATTAGCTGTGGTCTCGTCCCCCAGTGCGATAGTGCCGGTATCCCCCACAGAGGACACGCTTGCGGTACACTCCGGGATAATAAGCATCTTAACCATCCCGGTTACAGTCGCTATCTCGTGGGAGGCTGCCGTGCTCCAGGTGCCGGTGGTGTCAAAAGTCCCGGTTGAAACAGCGAGGTAATTCGGGTGATTTTTTGTCGGCCCCAGGGTGGCAACTGCCAGGGCTTCCAGCCGTTCGAGCACGCTTCCGTTTGCATTGGAGACGACAGTCGAGGTATCGGCGGCATTGTCAGCGTCATTTACCCCGATAAAATTCTGAGCCGTATCATCAGCCGCCGGGACCAATACTCCGGAGGCGTCAATGGCGGTGGTAACATAATTTTCGATACATTTCATCGAACCGGGATCTAAAGCCGCTGCTTCATCGTCCGTGTAAAGCGCATTAGAGAGACACATACCGGTAGCCGCCGCGCTAAATTCAATGGCAAACTGCCCGGTCGTCATGTTGGTAATGTTATTGCCGATTATGAAAGTTTCGAGATCTGCTTTATCGGAATAGATCGGCGCCTGGGAATATTCCCCAATGATGGTGTTATAGAGAATTCTCGTCCCGTTATTTACTCCGGTAGTCATATCCAGCCAGTCGGTCGCTCCGGTTGCGTCGCAACTGTAGGAAATACAGTTTTGAATGGTTACTCTATCGGCACCAGAAGCGAGCACGATGGCTTTATCAAACTCGAATGTTGAAGTTCCAGGTTCGGGAAATATCAGACTGTCCAGGGTGACATCATCACCCCCTGCCTCAATACTGATTCCGGTTACGACCTCGCTTATTCCAGCCAGATAACGGCCTCCAACGATTTTACAGCCGGCCGCTCCGATTGCGATAGTTGCATCGGTATCCGCAAAGGTAAAAGTTGGCGCGTTTGATCCTTCGCCAAGCATATAAATCGTTACTCCTGCAACATCGAGATCAAACCCATTGGCAGCGGTGAAACTTTCCGCATGGCCAGGAGCTACCATAATGACGTCGCCATTGCTGGCAGTACATTTGTTGATAGCCTCATCAACGGTAGTAAGGGCAGACTCCCAGGAAGTTCCAAGTCCGGCAGCGCTTAACCCGCTATCGACATAATAGGTTTTGCCGGTCCCAAGATTTAGCGCTTTATCCATGGTTACAAAATCGGTGAGGTTTTTATACGCCTTATTGCCACCGACAAGCACTACCTTGGATTGAGCGAAAACCGGGCCTCCGGCGAGTCCAAAGATAAGCATGAGCACAAGCAAGAAGCCCATAAAACTAAAGTTTATTTTTTTCATTCTTAATTGCCTCCGTTTAAAAAAAAGTGGTAGGCTCCACACGGTTTTAATCGCATGGAGCCCTTTTTTTGACTTACTCAGAAGCTGCCTGAGTTACTGCGGCGGACTCGTCATATTTAATCAGTAATGTAACGTTTGCCGCTCCACCAAGAATCGTAGTATCAAAAGACACCTTAATAACCTGGTTTGCGGCCGTCGAGGAATCGGGATCAAATATTAAGTCCTTGTTGGTTGTATCCGGTGTGCCCTCAAGGATTGTTCCGGCGGCAGTGTCTCCCGTTGGCGCCGTTGCAGTATTGACTGCTGTCGTGCTGCGGCTCAGGGTGATTGTGCCTGTCGCCACAAGCGTTGCATTGGCAGTAACTTTCAGATCGTTGACGATACCGCGGCAAGGGGCTGGAATGTAATAATCTTCTACGCCGCCTGCGCTATACAAATTTACGTAAATATCCTTCATGGTTGAAACTCCTATGAGTTTAAAAGTTAAAGTAAGGGTGCTTAAAAATTAAAAACTTCCCGCTTACGCAGGTTCGGTCAGTCCGGTATGGCGAACATTCATCTGCCGGTTGGTACAATACAGATTTCCCCGCCATCTGGTGTTGGCGGTGATGGTATCCGGCTGCCCGCCTTCTTCCTTCGCAATCCATTCCGGCGTAGTGAAATTGTAGTCTTTGTGAGACCGCAAACTTAAGGTCCGGAGATTAAGAGCATCGAAAACTCCGGTAGAGTATCGGGTATCGGCGACAACCGGAGCGCCTCGGAAAAGAATATTTTCCCAGCCGGCATCGACCATCTTGGAATCACGAAACCGCTGCTGGGTCTGCAAGGTTCGTTCGTAGCCGTCCTTCAACGTCTGAGTGGTACAGCAGAAATCCGGCAAATTTGCCGCATTATCCCCAAAACCAACTTGCCGAAAGATTTTCTGCAAGACTTCAAAACTTATAGCCTCTACAGTCGTGATAACATTGGCCTTCCAGCTCGGCATTTCGTCTTCGTCAATACTTCCGTATTCCGTTGACGTGGTGGTGTTAAACAGATCACCAAGCCCGTTGATGGAATAATCATCTGCCGCGGCCGCTATAACCTGGTCAGCCATATTGGTTCGGGCGGACTTGATGATGCTGTTCATGTATTGCCGGGTCAGAGAAATAAGCGCTTCCTCTCCGGTATTTTGGGTGAGGTCGTCAAGGTTTAGGGTATTCGACCCATAAACACCGGCCCACCGGAACCGTGCCGCATCAATGATGTCTTTCTTGGATTGGTTGATAACGGTGTTTTTTCCGTAGGAACCGGAATTAGAACTCGCGAATTCCAGGGGAACTTTTACCTTTAATCCGCCATCTACAATCTCGTGTGGCTTTACTGTCCAGTTGTCGCGCTCCAGCGCCAGCCCCATCAATTTCCAGAGCAAGGCACTCGCCTTATTAACGATGTCTTCCGGCTCGGTCTGAAGCCAGAAATACTGGGTTGTTGCATTAAGTTGATTAATTAAACTCATTTGAAATTACCTCCGATTTATTTTTTTTGGTTGTTTAGGTATCAACCGGCGCCACCCCGCATTTGCCTAAGAACGGCCCTCATACCTTCATCAACCATCCTTGGGTTCGTGCGCTGTGGTCCTAACTTTTCGCCGGGGTTAACATTAATATTTTGTCCACTTGACGTTATTACCGATTCCGTTTGTCTCTCTCCCTTGGAGAGATTCAGGAGCTTTGTCAGCCTGGCGTTTTCCTCCGACAACTTATCAACCTTAACTTTCAGAAATGCTGAAACTGGGTCGTGGAATCCTTCGCTTCCCTGGATAACCTGGTCCAAAGCTCCGGACTCCTGCAACTCCTTAAAATCAGGGTTCTCCTGATGGAATTGCGTTACAACCTTTTGGGCTTTGCGCTCCTGCTGTATCTGGTCGCGCTTACTCAACTCCTTGGAAAAAGAGTCCTTCGCCATCGCCAGGGTTTCTTCTCGACCTTTTTGCTCGGCAAGCGAAAAAGCCTCTTTCTGGAGTTTTGCCAACGTTTTACTGTAATCTGGGTCAGTGACATCCAGTCCGGCAATTTGGTCATTAACAGCCATGAGAGCGTTTCCTAATTCCAGAGCCTTTTCGCTTTCGGCTGCTTTAGTCGCGGCAATCTCTTTCTCTTGGTCATACAGAGAAAGCTTGTTGTGCGCCTCGCCTAGTTGAGCTTTAAGTTGGCCGAGTTCATTCCCTTGCCGTCCGATCACTGATTTAAGATTTTGGAATTCTACTGGGTCTATTTTTGGCTCGCCTCCTTGGGTTGTGTTTTGTTCTTCTGTTCCTTTGTTTGGTTCTTCCATGTTTCTTCTCCTCTTTCCGGGCCATTTGCCTTGAGGTTGTCCTTGTCGGGCCTCACAAACGGTTGTCCAGAAATTTTAAATGTTGTAAAAAATAAAAAAGCCCGGGACCATGGGGCGTTTCCGCTTATCCATGAATCACCGGGCTTATGAGTATCCTTCTCTATCGAGTAGGTCTTATCAGTGTCCGATTAGTTTATGTGTTTTTTTCTACATCCTCTTCAACCTCCAAATAATTTGTTTATTGGCTTTGTTCTTCTTCTTCCTCTTAATCATTAAAACAGCCAATAACGCAAAAAGTCCAAACGCCGTAATATAAAGAAAAAGTTCCATTACAAATCCTCTTTCTTGCTGATTTTGGCTTTTCCTCTCATCCCGCCTTGATTTACAAACACGGTTAAAGAGAATTCCCCCGTGGGAGATTCTTGAACCCACCGCTTAAACTCTTCCTTCGCCTGCTCAAAAACATCGAATGGTTTAGAGCATCGAGTATTTTCCGTCAATTCTTGCATCTCCACCTTTTTCATGAATATCATTTTGCTTGAGATAGCGTTTATACTCGTCCCTTGTTTGCAAAGGTTTTCCCCCCGGCCTTAACAGAACCTTACAGGCTGAGTCAAGCCAGGTAGCGTTAGTGTCGGTCTGCAATCCACCGTGGCCAAGGCTTATAATTTGCCGTGAAAGACCGTTGCATTTTGGGCATGGAAGATTTTTAATATCTAATTCCACTATTTCTTCGTGGATATGCCCGCACTGGTAACACTCGAAGTCAAAAATTTTGAAAGAAATTTTAAAATCTGCTATTGGCATTATCTAAAGTCCTCTACTCTAATAGTTTTTCCTATTTCGAAATTAATTTCCATTCTTTATTTACCCATTCTTTATTGAACTTCGTCTCCATTACGAAGGAAAGCCAGAGTTGCTCCATAGTTACATCATCTCCAAACTTCACCATGTTGCTTCGCCACCATTCAAAAAATATACAAAGATTATTTGATTCTCTAGTATCAAACCATCCCTCTTTGTGGTGCCGGGACATCTCCTGCAACTGGTCTTGGCGAGGAAGCCAGACAAAACCTCCAGTTAGGGCACTTATGTCAAGAATTTGGACATCATTGAGATCGTTTATGTCAAAATAGAAATCACCGAGCCACAGATTTTTTTTATCCTTTTGAATCTCCTCCGCCTTCTCGCACATCTTTGTATATTCGTGTGAGGTGTCCATTTACTCCTTAACCTCGCTCACCTTATTGTTCTTCGCGACATAGACCTTCCCGCACTTCAAACAGGCAAACCAGTCTGAGCGTGACGTGAGCACTTCACCGGTCTTTTTGAGCTGATAGATATTGTTTGTAAAAAACTCACAACCACAGGTGCACTTAAATTTTTCGGGCATGATTATCTCCTAATTAGTTGCTTGAGCTCCTTGAGCCGCCCTTGGCATCCCGGCTTTAACCGCCGGAAGCAAGGTCTCACTATTTCCCTTAGTTTGCTTCGTGTCTCCTGGGCCACCCTGCGGCTGTATGAGCCACTGTTTTAGTTTAATCGCTTCTTCTTCCGGCATCCCAGCTTCGATTAATACCTGTAACGCCTGGTCAAGCTGGCTTTCTGCGGTTCTCTCAATTTCTGCTTTCCAATTCGGCCAGTTTATCGCTTCGAGGTACCCACGTTGACCGATAGCTTTCTGATCGTATAGCTTTGATGCCAATTCTTGCAGATACAAAGAGGTCCTTGGCGTTGATGACCCGGCTTCAACCAGATAGCCGAACGAGCGGCCTGCAAAATCAACACCTGTAAACGGCGTCATTTCCTCGTTGACTTCCACTGTTTCGGTCTTTGTTCCGAAATTCTGCCATAATCCGATTGCCCACTTCCCGCGCTCCTCGGCCAATTTATCAACGGACAGGGTTTTAGTTTGGATCAATACCTGGTTCCGTTCCTGCAGAGCCACGATTGCGCTGGCCGCGATAACCCCTTTCGGAGCAACCCCACGATCAGCGTCCTCAATCTGATAAACACGATCAAAAAACTGAACAATAATTTCCAGCACTCTAAAGAACGTGGCCGGCAAATTCGGTATCTGCATAAACTCAATACGAGCATTCGGAGTAGTCGGCATCAAAACCAGCCGTCCTTCTTTCCCTAATGCGCTTTCCACCATCTGCCGGGTAATTCCGCAATGTTGTTGCAGGATCAAAGGTGGAGCCATAACCTGCAGGACATAGGAAACGAGGCGCGTAAAAATCTGATTGATCTTAACGATCAGATCACCCACCTGCTCAGCCGCGGCAAATCCCCAAATGGAAATCAGATCCGGATAGCTGTTGGCGTGAATCTCCGGCAATCTCCCCCAGGGATAGGTTGTCATGGCCATTTCAGTATCGAGCATAGGGTTTATGTTCGGATTCGGCCGATCATCCAGCACGAGAATGCCTTGGTTCGCGCCGGTGCTATCGTTTTTGGCCCGGACCAATGTAATCTTCCTGATCCCATCAAGGTAAACCGGTTCTTTCTCGGTGATTGTATTTACAACCGGATTACCAGATTCATCCACTACCGGGTTCCCTTGCTCATCAATCGCAGATTCTTTCCTTGTTTCTGATTTTTCCCTGTTGTCCCGAATCCAAACTTCGATAACCAAACACCTTTCAACTTTGGTTTCGGTTATCTGGTTCTCTCTATTTACCGGAGTCATAGGATCGGCGTAGTTTCCTGTGGTTTCCCGTTTTCCATACGTTACCGGTGGTTTGTATTTTTCCCGCTCTTTGCCCAAAAGCTCATACGCATCATCCGGGGCAACCCCCGTTACTCCGAATCTTTTTTCTATTGTGTCAACATATTCCAGGTGCAGATAACAGATATAAGGACACTCTTTGCTGAGGTCCTCAAAGTTCCCAGGAGCAGGGAAAAACCCGAACGGATCAGTTAATAACATCCCGGGTTCTTTTTTCTTGCTGTCCCAGTAGGGTTTAATGGGGGGTGAGATTCCGTAAATCTCCATGCCGCGTGCGCTTCTTTTTGTTTTCCCGCGCTGGTCAGAGTCTTTCCACCATTTCTTGAGTCGCGCAGATAAAATCTTTTCTGCATCGTCGCCTATACCGTCCATGTCGATAACCTCGGCGGTCGGGTCCTTGGCGGTGATGTTGGAAACAGTTCGCTCAATGTTTGCGAAATAGAGGTTTACCGGCGTGAATAACTTCTTAGTTGTTAATCCGATCTCTCCATGTTGCCCACGATAAAGAGCATAATTCGCCAGCATTCTCTTCGCAACCTGCAGGCGTTCTTTCTCCGTCTTGGCTATCTCGAAAAGCTGATTCATAAATGGACCAACGTCGGCATGGCCTGCAGGCGGTAGGTTTAAAAGTCCCCACTCTTTTGAGAAATCGGTAGTTTCCGGCATTATTTCCCCTCGGAGTATGCGCCGCCGGGCTTACCTTGTCCCACATTGCCCGTCTTTTTCTTTTTGAGTATCCCCCTTGCCGCCTTACCAACCCCACCATTATCTTCTGGAAACAGTTCATCCATCTGAGATTTGGCATTTGAGTTGTCCATCTTCGTTTTTGTTGAATTTTCTTTTTTGCTGCTAAATATATCCAATAATCCCATGCCGGTTACTCCTTTTGATTTTGTTTCCCTTCTTCGCTCAATGGTTTGGGTTGGACCTCCTTCACCATCGCGGATAATTCCTTAAAGCCCAAACCACTTTCTTTCAGCATCTCTTTCCACGGCTTACCCTCGGCTATCATCGAGGCAACCAGTTCCCTTTTGGTTACATCTTTCTTAATTTCTTCAACCAATTCTTGCGACTCTTGCTTCGGCTCTTCTACAATAGTCAACCTGCCACCAGGTGCAAGCGGATTGCCACAGCCAGGACAGAGCAAATCACTGCAAAGGGTCGCCTCGCTCTCGGCGTAGGCTATTGATCTGCCGTCCTCATCACCAAATGGCGACCATCCCCACTTGCGCCAGGGATCGAGCAGTCTAACCATTGAACCGTTTGGTCTTACATCCGGGTTAAACTTATCTGTTGTCTCGTGGTAACAGCGCCCACACGTAGGGCATTTGATCAGGTTGCCCATTATTTTGCCTCCGGTTTGAATCTATCTAAAAATTCCAACGTCCTGTCCAAAATCTTCTTCTCGTGTTCATTGGGTTCTTCTTCCCCAGGAAAATTCGGCGCACCTGAACTTTCGGGGATTGTGAAAACCTCACCCTTGGAGGATTGAGTAGTTAAAAACTTTTCCCCGGCTTGTGCTCGACCCTTAAACATAATAAAAGATCCCAACAAAACACCCAAAAGACAAAGTAAAAAACCTGCGAATATAAAACCCAAACAAAGAATGTAAGTTGGCATTTTTTAACTTTCCACTTAAAGTTGATTTAAACAAGCAAATTCTCCATGATATTTTAGAGCAGCTCTGTTATAAACTTTTGCTGCCTCAACCTCTAAAGCAAAAGACCCGAGGTGAATTGTTTTTTTATTAATTTGGATAGATGGTCTCCACTTCTTTGCGTTTTTATCCCAAGTAACCCCTTTGTAATTTGAAGAAGAATTATCACAACCTCTTCTATTCATGTTGTTTTGTTGAAGGGTGGCTATTCTCAAATTTTCTTTTTGGTTATTAAGTCCATTTCTATCACGGTGGTCACAAATTATTCCCTTCAATATTTCTTTGTGCATAAAAATTGTTTTTTTATCTTTATTTATATATCTGACAGCATAATAATTCCTGTGGTTTTTAATGGCATACCACTTCCATTTATTAAGGTTTTCATAATCTTCATCGTCTACCAATGCTACTTTACCCTGAGTTAGTTGAATTTCCTTCAAGCCACATCTCCAACATTAAAAATATTATTCTCAATTTGGTCCATCCATTGACAACGACAAACCAATGAATGTATCAGCCCACCTACCGCCATAATAGCCGGGGCATCCCGAGTAAATTCGAGTAATGTGTTTTTGAGGATTTCACAACCGCCAAAATACAACCGCTTTGCTATAATCGCGGACCTGATGGCCCGGACGTAGTTATCAAAAATCTTGTCAGTGTAAAAATCATCCGGAGGAGTGACCAGTATTGCCGCCCGTTCTCCCCCTTGTTTTACGAGCAATTCATTTCTTAACGCCAAAACTGTTAAAAACCGCTCCGGATCGCCATACCAAACCCGCAATAGACTCGGTTGAATGCCAAACCCATACTCCTCCCGTAGTTTTAAACACCCGCTGAGGAGTTCAGGAACATCATTCGATTGATATTCAGCCAGTAATTGAAATTTAGCCTGGCTAACGTCGTAGTCTTTTTCATCCGCGCTTGGTTTGACTATTCCCATGATCGCAGCGTACCCAGGACGGCCCTCTTCTTTCTCGTTTACTTCAGTAGGCCACCCAATACATCCATACAGGTCATAAAAATACTGTCCGGTTTCCTCGTTCTGGAAAAAATACGGCCGCTCAACCATCGGCTGTCCGGTAACCAGTGCATGGTCACGGCGAGCCATAAATAACTCGGAGGCGTAGGGGTCGTGGATGAATTTGATCTTAGGAATCATTTTTCTCTTTCTCTTTTTTCTGACCGCAGGAGGGTTTGCATACGCCCACGGTTAGGAAGCCCTTACCATCCATATAACAATGACTATCCTCACTATTCGCTAAAAACTCGATCAAATTAAATAAATTTCCATGGAAGATTTGATTTTTCATATTTATTTTTTTTAAGGTCATCCCTTCTCCTTCTCCTGCTCATATAGTGGGTTATTTTTAATTTTTCAATTTTTTTTGGTATTAAAATCATTCAGGGTAATCCTCTAACTCCAAATCACTAAAAACGCCGCCTTTTATCATTGAAAAATGGCTATAACGTACCGCATCCCAACAATGGTTATGAGCGTCCACGATCACTGGCAATACCTCTCCGGTGAGTTTATCCACTTTGTAGGAATATAACCGTGCCTCATCAGCGGTATGCTTGCACCGCTCATGAATGATAATTTTTTCAAATCGTCGTAGATACGCGATCCCTTCCCGGACCGATCCCTTTGGAGACGCTTTGGCGTCATCATGTTTCCAGGCCTTTGGAGCCCCTTTGATTTTAAAACCTTTTTTTTTACGTAGCTGATCGTTTCCGGGCGGCTATCGTCCGCTCTTATCGGCCAATCACGGGACTCTGGAACGGTATCAAACAGGTCGGGTATATCATCCAACTCAATCCCAACTCCATAGGCCTCGTGGTCAATGTAGAGCTTATTGTCATGAATGAATGACCGGATCAACGTGGTCGGGTCTTGAGCAAACCCCCAGTCGGCGCCATAATAAAAATGTGCGTCCTCTGGTGTCTCAAATGATTCAACGCTGAATTTTCCTTTGAGAATGCAGGCATCAGAAATGCTTCGAGGCATCCCTTCCCAAACGTGATCGTAGGCTTCCGGATCAACTTGCTTGAGATAGAGTCTTTCAGCTTCGAGTGTTGCCGGAAAAAAGGGATTGTCCTGATAGCCAACTTTTTTAACGATTGAATTAGGTGGAGGATTGAGAACAAACCGAACATAGGTGGGGTCAGTTGCTTCACCTGGGTTGAAGGAAATCCAAATTTCTGAACCTTCTTTCCGGATCGTTGGGATAAGGACCTCCCAGGACTCTTGAGACACACTTTGAGCCTCCTCTACCCAACAAATGTCAATTCCCTCGGTTGATTTAATCTCCTGGATGTTCAGTCTTAGCCCTTTAAATATGAACTCACTGCCACAGGTGCTTGTGATTGTGTTTTTCTGGACGATAAATAATGTCTCAAGCCCAAGCATGAAAATCTGATCGACGAGAATGCGATAAACAGAATCAGCGATAGAACTTTGGAATTCACGGGTGCAGAGAATCCGAAGTTTTTTGGAAGCGGACAGTATGAGTAGGGCTTGAGCGAACGCCCAGGAGTTGTGTGTAACCGTCCCGTCTGCTAAACAAAATAGATGATCTCCATCGAGAGCAAAACCA